GTGCGAGCAATTGACGCTATGACCATTAGACAACATTTCGGAGTTGAAGAATGAGACCCTATGCACAAATCAAAGTGTGTGGGCAAGTTTGAATTAAATACAAATTATATAAAGGAAAAAACATGAAAAAAATATTTACGGCACTATTCATCGCTGGAGCAGTGACTTCTGTTCACGCTCAAGTTGTAACAGGAGCAGGTGCAACATTCCCAGCACCAATATATGCCAAATGGGCATCAGATTATAATAAAGAAACCGGAGTGAAGATAAACTATCAAAGTGTTGGATCAGGTGCTGGTATTAAACAAATTGAAGCCAAAACTGTTACATTCGGCGCTAGTGATATGCCACTTACAGATGAAAAGCTGAAAGATTCTGGACTATTTCAGTTTCCAACCGTTATTGGTGGCGTAGTGCCTGTAGTAAATATCAAGGGCATTAAACCAGGCGAATTGAAGTTGACTGGGCAGTTAATTGGTGACATTTATCTCGGTAAGATCACCAAATGGGACGACCCAGCAATTAAACAATTAAATCCTACGTCCGCTTTGCCCAGTGATGCCATTATGGTTGTTCGGCGCGCTGATGGTAGTGGCACAACTTTTATCTGGACTAATTATCTGAGTAAAGTTAATCCTGAATTTAAGACAAAGGTCGGTGAAGGTACCGCAGTAAATTGGCCTGTTGGTGCTGGCGGTAAAGGTAATGAAGGCGTTGCAGCATTCGTTGCCCGATTGCCTAATAGTATTGGGTACGTAGAGTATGCATATGTCAAACAAAACAAAATGACATATACGCTAATTCAAAATGGTGCAGGTACTTGGGTTACACCGAGTGATGATGCATTCAAAGCTGCGGCCGCGGGGGCTGATTGGAAAAAGACATATTATCAAGTACTGACAAATCAACCAGGTAAAGAATCATGGCCTATCAGTGGTGCTACTTACATTTTGGTGCACATGAAAGATTTTAATACTGCTGATATTAAAGCTACGTTGAAGTTTTTTGATTGGGCATACAAAACAGGCGATAAATCAGCGGATGATTTGGACTACGTTGCACTACCAGAGACGGTAAAAAATCAAATCCGAGCAGATTGGAAAAGGTTGGGAGCAAACTAAATGAGATACTGGACCTGTGTTTCTCCTGATGACAAAGGAAAAGCAACATATGAAACTTTTAGTGATGATGAAATCATTACTATCTACTATCCATATTGGTCTGAGAAGATGATTCAGAAATATGGGCGTGAAGAGTTTGAGAGAAACTGGTCCAAAATTGAATGTATTGAAGATTGGGTTACAGTTAATTGGGCATGGGAATCGAAATGAATACGATACTAGAAGAACTTGCTAAACAAGCAGATATGTATGCAAGATATGACTACAAGTATCCAGAAGATTTATCAGAAGATTATCATATGATATTTGAACGTAGATTTGCTGAACTTATTATAGAGAAATGCATCGGTCAAGTTGCTTTAGTAGGCATTAGTAATTTTGATAATGATGATATTGTTTGGGCAACTTCTACTGGTATCGATAAAATTAAAAGATGTTTTGGATTGATATGATTAAACTAAATTTGAATATTTTGAAAAGAATCAAGGCTTGAGTAATGAAACCCTATGCAGAAATCAAAGTGTTAGATGTTTACCAAAATCCTGTAACAGGATCAGAGTGGGCAGTGGTGGAAAAATCAGATTCTGAAAAGATGGTGCAACTCACCATGCTTGGCAGCAACAATGATAAGCAGTATACGATGTGGAAACGAAATACTGATAGAATTTTTAATTTTCCACAAGTCCAATACGGGAGTTGAATGGTGATTGATACTGAACAAATTTATTCGCAGTGTGTGTACGATGTTGACAACAGGTACGTTACCCTGCGTTTGAAAAATTGTGGAGTTAGTCAAAGTGGTTCGTTCTGGCTCATAATGTCCGACACATCCAACGACACTAAATTGGATCAAGAAATCTCAATCTTCTTGACTCCTGATGATTTGAGAGAAGTCATCGCTAGTTTGACAGAGGCACTAGAGAAAAATGAAAGAAGAAATTAAACTAATGTGGGCTGATCCACGTTTTCAAGTCTATGCGAAGGTGCTACATCTCCTTGAAGGCGATAGGATTTGGGGCGGCGTGGATTGGGTGTATAATCCTATTCATCCTTTTAAGTATCTGCCCGTCAGGGATCAAGTTCGCAAGGCATTGGATGATGTTAAAGCGGAGTACGGAGTAGTAGAATGAACGAAGAAACTGAAGAAATATGCGAACGTCCCAAGTTTTGCTGTGCCTGCTCAAAGGCTTTAAATAAGTGGCAAGCACTGACAGATGATGACGTTAGTGAAATCACAGAGGATCTGATTGCTTTCAAGGATGAAATTGTGGCTTTTATAAGAGAAGCAGAAGCCAAACTCAAGGAGAAAAACGGTGGTTAAAAAATGAGTGAGTATGCACCAGACAGATGGATAATGGTCAAGCTGACTAACAAAGACAATGAAATTCACTACAGAATTTTTGCATGTTGGTATGGTGGCTATCTCGGCAGCGACTCTTGGAAGTTAAATTCTGGAGTGACTACAATAACAGAAGATAAACATTCATATTATTTTGAAGGTTCATCTGGGTCAGTATATAGATGCAACAAACGTTTCTATGGTACAAGCGGATATGGTTCTGGTGTGTTGAACAATTTAATTGAGAAAAGTAAAGACGATGTTGAGATAAAAATTCTTTCAGAAGAAACAAACTTTATGGAGTTGAAGTATACTTAAAAATCGTGTTGCTTTTATGCAACACTATGAAAAAAACACTTGACATGCTAGCATTTTCATGCGACACTTGATGTGTTGGTTGTGAAATTATTTCATATTTTGAAGGAACAATGTGAATCGTATATTCAGTAATCGATACAATGACGCAAAACAAAATGGCATAAGAACAAGGTATCGTGTCAAAGTTTGGTTTATTCAAACGTTTGGTTTTGTTATCGGATTTATTAAAGGAAACTAATATGAGCGGCGGACATTTTCAGTACAAACAATATGAAATCGGACACATTGCGGATGAAATTGAACAAATTATCCTAAACAATGATTCCGAAGAAGTGGATAGCTATGGATACACAAAAGGTTATGCTTTTTCTCCAGAAACTATTGAAGAATTTAAATATGCTAGACTGTTGCTTCTACGTGCCCAAATTTACGCACAAAGAGTTGACTGGCTGGTTTCGTGTGATGATGGAGAAGACTCTTTCCATAGCCGTTTGGAGAAGGATTTAGACGCTCTATACCGCAGTTTGAACGAGCCTGAAAGCCCGGACGTAGTCTAGCATCAACCTAGACAAAAAACAGTCCAAAACCCCTCCAATCGTGTCCAATCGTGTTGCTTTTATGCAACATTACCAAAAAAACACTTGACAAGCTGTCATTCTCATGCTATACTTGTTGTGTTGGTTGTGACATTAAGAACTAATTATGAACATTGATCTGATAAACGCTGAACTACAGATTGTTGCTTCTACGCAACAAGAAGAACAAATTGACTTGACATACCAGGACTTCCTTGATACAATGAGTGCTTACTACGATATGGTGTATGAATCACATTCGTATGCTCTTGATGGCTTTTATTACGGAGACAATTGAACATGGCTTACATGAACCAAGAACGTAAAGCGAAAATCAAAGCGAACCTTGATGCCGCGCTTAAAGGCACTGGTGTTAAGTATTCGTTGCGCTGCGACAATCTTTCTATCACATGCACAATCAAATCTGCACCTGTTGATTTTATTGCAAATGGAAACGAAACTTGTAATGCTGATTTTTATCAAACATCTCGCGGTTTCAAATCAAACAACACTGGCTACGAACAAGTGAATCGTTATTATTATCAGGATCATTATTCTGGTAAAACAAAAGAACTAATGACAAAAATAATTAGTGCGATTTACTCTGGCGATTATTATGACAGAAGTGATTCGTCTACGGATTATTTTGATACTGCGTACTATGCTTACATCAATATTGGCAAGTGGGACAAACCTTTTGTCGTTACCGCTTGACAAACACCCCATGGTGTGTTACCATGTACCTGTGACTGATTCTTTTTAAGGAAATTATATTATGGCAAAATCAAATCGTTGGCAAAAAGCTGTTGTCGTCCTCACTCAGGGCGGTGTTTTTAGTGCAGAGCAACTCTGCAAAGAAATGGAATACGATTGTGTATATCGTGTTTCAAATGTGTTGCTTGACACGAAAATCTTTGCTGGTGCTGTCATCAAAAGTGTGCGTGATGGTCGCAAAGTAGTTGGTTACGAACTCGTCAACATTGATGAGATGAAACAACTAATTAGTGGCGGTGCATTTGCATCTTCTACAGCAACCAAAGCTGTTGCAAAGGTTAAAACCACTACTGTCAAAACTGTTGTTGCTAAAACTCCTAAAGCACCCAAAGTGACTAAGCCTGTGAAAGCAAAGAAAATTACTCCTGTGGTGATGCCTGCTGGTGATTCCCTTCAAGGGATTATGAATGCGATGGCAAAGTCTTCTGCAAAGAAACCTGTTGATCTGTTAGATGAAATTGACACAGACATTGAGGACTTTGAAGACCGTCAATTTGCTGAAGCATATGTTCGGACATGATATGAGTGCCAGTGCAGAAGTCATAGAACGATACATTCTTGAAGCATGGGACTTAAACTTGACAGGTGCTGATGTTGTAACATACGTCCAGTATATGTCAAGCATTCCTTCTTTTGAGATTGAGCCTGTTTTAGAAAATTTAATTGTGAGAATGTCAGAATGATCTTGTGGCAAAAATTGTTGCAGTACGACTGGTTTTATAAATTAATTTTAAACTTCACTCGTATGGAGTATTTTGTAATTGTAATTTTTATTGGATTGATCGTATGGATGTGAGTAAACTTTATCTTGACATGGACGGTGTATTGTGTTCATTTGAAAACCGTTATTTTGAATTGTTTGGTGAAAGTCCTAACTCTTCTAGAGGTAGAAAGTCTTTTTCTAGTAACTGGATTAAATTTATTGAAGGTGAAAACTTTGCGACACTAGATTGGAATCCTGGTGGGCAAGAATTGCTTGCATATGTCCGAACTATACCAAACATTGAAATTGAAATGTTGACTTCAAGCGGTGGGCTGAAGTATCATAGCGAAGTGACAATTCAAAAGACACAATGGCTTTGCGAACGCGGAATAGAATTTAAAATAAATACTGTGCCTGGACGTAAATTGAAAGCCAAATATGCAAAATCCACAACCATATTGGTTGATGACACACCAGACGTAATTGATTCATTTGCACGAGCTGGCGGTGTTGCTATACTGCACACAGATGTAAATGAAACTATTCTTAAACTACAATTTTATTGCGAAGAATATATTCTACCACCACATTCAGACTGAGAGTAAAAATGAAGATTGCTATTGCATCAGATATTCACCTAGAGTTTGGTGACTTGATTCTAAAGAACGAAGAAAACGCTGAAGTATTAATACTGTCTGGCGATATTTGCGTTGCTGCTGACTTTAATGGATCTGGTTGGCTTGTAGGAAATGGTAAGAGCCACAGGTATACAGACTTCTTTGCCCGATGTGCAGTTGAATTTCCTAAAGTGATTTATATTTCTGGCAACCACGAACACTATAATGGTGACTATACCAAAACTTTTGTGTCTCTGCAAAATAATCTTGGGCATATTGATAACTTGAGCATTCTTGACAAAGAGAAGGTGACAATTGATGGCGTAACATTTATTTGTGGTACATTGTGGACTGATATGAATGCAGAAGACCCTGTTACTCTTTCACACATTCGTAGTGTGATGAATGATTTTGCTATTATTAAAAATAGCAATGAAATGATCTCATACAAAACTATTGTCAAGTCATATGATCGTGATGGCAAAATAGAATTAGATGCCAATGGTATGCATATTCAACATGCAGAATTTCATAAGCGTGTCGGCAAGTTCACACCAGAAAATAGTGTACAGGATCATAAAAAAATGTTACAATGCATTGATGAGACAACTTCAATGCCTGGCAAATACGTTGTTGTTGGGCATCATGCACCCAGCAAAATGTCTACCCATCCACGATACAGAAAGGAAGTGTTAATGAATGGTGCTTACAGTAGCGATTTAGATCAATTCATCTTAGATCGCCCACAGATTAAATTGTGGACTCATGGTCACACACACGAACCTTTCGACTACATGATTGGTAGCACTAGGGTTGTTTGCAATCCACGTGGCTACATCAATCACGAAGAATGTGCTGATAATTTTAAACTAAAATACGTGGAGATTTGAGATGCAAACAACCCCTATTGACTTTGAGAATTCACATCCAGACATGGAAAAGATTATTGAATCAGATAAACTTTTGCCAATAACAAAATCAGTAGCAAAAATGCTGATGCGTAATCCTTACACATCATTGGGCGCATTCTTTAAAAAACTTTCTGATGAAAATTTAGAAACACTGATGGAAATAATTGATGAGGGCGACAGCGAATTCAATGAACGTATGGAAGACATTGTATTAATGTCGGAAATGTTATCCCGTGCTGAGGGTGTGCCAAGTCAATCTATTGAAGAAGTTACTGAAAATGTAAATTACTTTGGTGCGTGTATTTCATGTGTTTCACTAGCACGAAGAGGCGCTGTTCGTGTGTACTACGATAATATGTCGTTTGGTACAGACAATGGCGACAAAATATTTTATCTTGATCCCAATCCAAGAATCTGTGCAGAAATGCACTTAGATCGCCATGTGACAAAAATGATTATTGAGTATGCACAACTCATGTCTACTTCACACCGTGTGCTTGATGGCGACAAATTCATAGGCAAGACTGCGAACAATCGGAACATTCAACGTTGGCGCATGAAAACCGAAATCATTGAATGTGGCTTGATGAAAGCATCACACGTTAATCATCCGTCAAACATATGGGTTCGTGCAAGCAAACAAAACTATATGTGGTTGTATCAGATGTGGACTCACTTGTTGGCTGAGTATACGCACCGATACGGCAAGAATCATGCATGTGAAAAATATGCAAAGTATCTTTGTGTGCATCCAGAGAACATTGCTGACATTTCATTTACTGAGCCTACGCCAGCAATGCCTGATATATACAAAGTGACGAATGATTCTATACGTTCGTATCAAAACTACTATATACATGATAAAGCGAGATTCGCTAATTGGAAAAACAGAGAAACACCAGAATGGTTCTCATACGGAGTAAATAGTGCCAACATACAACTTCATCAATAAAGATACAGGTGAAATAACAGAAAAACTCTTTAGCATGAGTGTTAGAGAAGAATATCTAAAAGACAATCCGCAACTAAACTCTATTTTACTAGGCGCACCATCATTAGGCGATCCTGTTAGATTGGGTTTACGAAAGCCGGACAATGGATTTAGAGAAGTCCTTGCAAAGGCTAAAGAAGCACATCCTTTAGGTAACGTCAACACGTTTTAATGATGGCAACACATCATACACCAACAAGCAAAAGGGCACCAATGGCAAGAAAAATAGGCGCAGTTAAAACAGCAAATACTGAATCAGATGTTCCAGTAACAAGACTTAAATCTGTCAACAATACCCTCAGACTTAGACTAGATGATTTAAAGACTTTTGATCCACTAACAGAAAACCAAAAACTCTTTTTTGATGCATACAAGCGTGGAGACTATTTCGTAGCACTTCATGGTGTAGCAGGTACAGGTAAAACATTCTGTGCATTGTATAAAGCAATTGAAGAAGTGATGGACAAATCAAATCCATTTGTTAAAATCATTGTAGTGCGTTCTGCTGTTCAGTCCCGAGAGATTGGACATTTGCCAGGTGACGTAAATGAGAAAATGGAAATCTATCAACAACCATATCGTCAAATCTGCGACACCCTTTTTGGTCGCAAAGATGCATGGGATAGATTAGAAGAACAAGGGCACATTGAATTCATCTCTACATCATTCATTCGTGGTATGTCATTTGACGATGCTATTATCATTGTTGACGAAATGCAAAACATGACATACGAAGAGATTGATACAGTTATGACACGGGTTGGTTATCGCTCTAAGATTATTTGGTGCGGCGACTATCGCCAAACTGACTTGAATAGAAAGAAAAATGATGTATCAGGCATTCTTAAATTCTTTGACATTGCATATCACATGAATGCATTCACAAAGATTGAATTTACTGTAGATGACATTGTTCGCTCTTCTCTCGTTAAAGATTATATTCTTGCTAAACTGCAATACGAAGACGCATTAGAGAATTCTAAATAAAATATCATCATAATTACAGGATTACTTAGGTGAACTTTAAACACATTGGATGCGACATTGACTATGATTTGGAAACCGAAACAATAAACGGCAAACGATTCTACAAGACGCCAGAAGGATTACTGTATCCTTCCGTGACTACTATCACATCTCAGCACGGTAAAGATAAAATCATAGAATGGCGAAAGCGTGTCGGTGAAGAAGAAGCTAATCGTATTTCAACTAAAGCATCCAGCCGTGGAACTAGAGTTCACAAGATTTGCGAAAACTATTTGAACAATGAAGAAGATTTTGCACGCAAGACTC